GCGATTACCGACAAGTGGCCAACCAGTGGGGCTGGGGAGATCGAGTCGGTCTGATCCTTAAGGAATTAGAAGTGGCACTGCGTGAAGATGCTGCAATTCCTGATAGATACGATGACATGCTGACTGATGAGGGTGACCTGACATACAAGTCTTTGAACCCCCTGCCAACAGAGGAGGATGAAGATGAGTTACAATCCGGCCAGTCATAAGGTAAAGAGGGCAGACAAAGAAGAAGCGTTAGCACGCATAGACTTAATCATCAGAGACTGTGTGAACTGGGAGGACTGGGACACAAGAGACGAGCATAACTGGTGGGCACTTGAGACTCTTGCAAATCGGGTTAAGGAATTTATTAAGGGGGTGAGTGATGAGTGAATTCAAATCGTTTAATCATACTGCGGAACACTACACACAGCATGATGTGCAATTGGTAGGCGGCACTGAGACTATCTCGGTACGCACACCTAACGGGAGGCAGATTACCTTTGCCTTCCTGCCATATGAGCGGGGCATAGGGGTCGAGCCTCAGTGTGTGGACATTGTGTACCATCACAACGGGGACACCATTGGTACAGGCTTTGACAATCAGACACCAGTGCAGGCACCCATCGTGTTTGGTAAAGGGACAACACCCTACAAGTACGACGGCAATGCTGCACACAAGCCATCCATCGTGACTGTCCTGATGGAAGAGGAAATCAGGATGCTGTCAGACTGTGATGCTGATGAGCGTAAGCACTGGAAGTTAGAGTACTCTCTTGAGGTGGGCGATGAGACACAGCGTCGAGAATGGATGACGTATTACTCAACGAAAGATCGTGCTCGTGAGTGGTTTGAAGCACGCAAGGATTTGTTTGCGGGTCAAGATCCGCAGTTAGTGGAGGTCAAAGATGAGGAAGGTGAATGACAATCATGGACGGGAACACACTGTCCATGCATGGTACATCTTAGTTAATGGATGGGAGTACTATCAGACAGAGCCAGCGGACGAAGAGAATATAGCCTATGGTTTTGTGCATGGGCTTGAGGATGAGTGGGGATCTTTCTCCACTGATGAGATGGGTGAGTACATCTTGGCACACGCTAAGGGTGATGAACTCAATGAGATTCGCCCACCAATTGGTTGGTCATGGAAGGAGGAAGTATGTACATCGTCAGCGTGAGTTACGACTACGATCAGGTGAAGGTTGGCGATGCAATACAGTACCGTCCTTCATGGGGTGATGATCCACCTCGACTAGCAGCTGTTGTGCGAATGTCTTTGGTTAATAACCCGGGAGATAAAGAGGATGGGCAAGACATTGAATCAGCTGCACGTGAATTAGTGGATGCACAAAGAGTGGTATTTGATTTAGACAATGGACACTGGTGCTACTCAAAGCAGGTGGACGGTGTCGCAGTAAGGGAGAACGTAGAATGACAGAGCAAGAATATCTTAATGACGCTATAGAAAACTGTTTGAACAATCGCAATGGGCGGTTGCACTGGACGCTTGAACGAGGGCAAGGACAGACATATAACTCTGGCCTGCCTACACTCTACGCTCATGATAACTATCCACGCTATAGCGTGCTGTATGGTAAACAGCGTAGGCAATACGTCCACGAATTTGATAGCGTCGAACAGGCGATGGAGATGCTATCTGGACACCGCATCATGCGGTATCTAAACAACATGATGCAAGGTGGGACAACACACATTGATGTGGATATTGTAACCTCCCACCTGCCAGATACACCGGACTGGTAATCATAACAATACAACATCAGATGTGGCAAGGAGCCACTGCCTCTGTCCCTTTGGACATGTCTTGGTGACAGGCACGCTTTCCTCTGCCTCTATCTGTGTATCGGGTTGATGTCCCGATCAGCTGTACCCTCTATGCATAAGAGGGCGTGAGGCTGTGTGCTGAAACCGTATGGCCACGGCAACAGTAGCATTAGGCTAGGTGAGACTACAGTGTTTGGTTGTAGTCCAAGACCGGAAACCAAGTGGTGGGTATTAGCATACCCTACTACGCCAAGTCGGTAAGCCTAGCTGCCTTTTTAATCCGGCGGTGGTAACCCATCGCTCCCGATTGTTAGGGACAAAAGCATTAGCACAAAAGGATTTTCTTTTTACTTTAACACTGGGAGAAACGGCATGGCTAGCATAACACAGTATGTTAATTGGGATGCGTATGGAGCGGACCAACTGATTGCATTCGTCAAGGGTCTAGATGGGCACACCATCTTCAGCCAGCAAATGCTAGAGGAACACGGCATCTCTGAGCCTGACCAAGAGTTGCTACTAGAGTATACATACTCTACAGGATTCGCATGGAACGATGAGTATGATGGACGCAGGTACATGCGTGTGGATCAGGATGTCTACGAGGCAGTGCGTGACCTCGTCGCTGGATCGACAACAATAAACGAAGTCGATGTTATATTGCTAGGCTTTGTCAAAGACTATGACCAAGTCAATAAGAAAACATTCACGCTGGATGATTACAAGAGCACGCTGTTCAGTGACGGCAAGCCTGTGGGAATGTTGAGTGGTGTGTATGGATTAGATGTACTGCGTAGCATCGTGCGGTACTACAAGCTAGAGGCACCAGTCAAGATGGGGCGTGGCTTCCAAGCACGGGAGTACCAGTCAGCAATCATCGAGCATATAGAAACTAACTTAACAATTACGGAGGAGTAGAAAGAGTATGGATTTTTTAAGACAAGCCCAAGCAAAGGGAAACATGTTTAACTTTATCATGTCAGTAGCGGAGGCGGGATGTGGATATGATGGAGAGAATCGAGTACCAGTTGATACGATTCTTGAGCAGATTGATGGAACACTGGGCAACCTAGAAGGCATGCAAATGTTCGGTTTGCTTCGTCTCGAAGATGGTCATGTTCAGATCACAGGTGAAGGAGTAAGCCTGTTGAAATCTACTTATGGCGTTGCATCACCAGAAGGATGGACTGATGGCGATTGAAGTTACAGTCTGGACATTCATTGGAATCCTGATAGGATTGCATTTACTAAACGAGTGGCTCCACTCGACAAGCTGTTGCGATCAACAGCAGGGGTAGCCCATTAGCTGGTGGCTTTGTAACAGCTATCAAGTTGTCATAGTGACACTCCAAAAAGGGTGGGTGGCTGTCATACCACCCACCCTACTTTACACGAGGGGACAGTAATGATACGTGTGGCACTCGCCTATTTCTTGGGCACCGTCATGGGGATAGCCGGATGGCTGACTAGCAACAGGGATACCATGATCTGGTCCGCCAGCTTCTTAGGTTATGGATTGATACTAGACTTGGCGATTGATTGCAAGCGGAGGAAAGCAAATGAAATACAAGAAGACAAAGATTAAAGAGACGATGATCTCTGTGAGGACATCGTGGTTCACGGAAGATGGGATGTATCAATTAGTTCAGACTGCCATGAAAGGTAGAGACCGTAAGAGATACCACGTATTAACACGCACCCATGATGGAGACTGGGTGGATCTAAATGATACGCAGTACAGTACGATGCTGGCTGCGGAAGGTGCTATCGAAGAGCATAGGGAGAACTTGAAAGATGAAACGTACCATACAACTTAACGCTGCCCTGATGGACAGGGCTAAGATCGTGGCGGCACACAAGGGGATGCCACTCAATGCGTACCTGACTCAGTTGATTGAACTGAATCTACCCATCGTAAAGGTGGAACTAATTGAACCGGATGATGAACGGGAGATGGAGTTCGCTATGTCCATGCAGGACAACGAGCCACCATTCTAAACGCAAAGGAGACACGGATGTTTCGCAAGCCCGATGACCAATGGGAGATACGACGAATGAATATTGAATCAATTCCTTATGACACACTGCCTGAACACACACAGCATACGATGCGTGAATACATTGAGAAGGGGATACCGATAGGTGGCTTCTTTAAGGCGGTGCTTACCAATGACCTGAGAGGTGCATGCAACAAGGCAGACTCGCAGAACAAAGAACATATCTTTGACTACGTGCACTTCCTGTATAACTACGCACCCGCATCTTGCTGGGGTAACCCGGAGAGGTATAAGCAGTGGGTCGAGGGTAAAGGATACGCCGGGCTATACGCTGAGACGGCAACCGCATAGTAGAGTGAGGACCCCATCACCGGAAAGTCTTGTTGACCACTCCGACTTTCCTGCCTTTTGTTTCATGGGTGCCGGTGGTGGGGTCAGGCTACTATTTACAAAACAGCAAAACGCTGTTACCTTTAAAGGTAATACTGATATCGTTAGTTTAAGGAGAGATTGATGGCTGACATCAATAGTGTATCTGTAACTGGGAGGCTTACCCATCCGCCGGAAGCACGGCAAGCGGGTGAGTCACAGGTTGTGAACTTCTCTATCGCTAGTAATGACTGGCGAGGGAAGCGAGGTGAGGTGGCTAACTTCTTCCGATGTGAAGCATGGGGAGCACAGGGTCAGGTGATACATGACTACTGTGATAAGGGTAGTCGGGTTGGTATATCCGGCAAGCTACAGTACGACAAGTGGGAGAAGGATGGAGAGACTAAGACATCCATCATTATCCGTGTCGATAACGTGGCACTACTTGATACCAAGGGTAGTAACCAGCAAGAGACAACGGCCAGTAGTCAGCCGCAAGAGGCGACTGACCCGTTTTAAAACCTTCAAGAACAGGGAGAGCGACATGGGCGTTTTTATTATTGTTAAGAACTGGATGGCAGACACGATTGATGAGACCATTGGACCCTTCGATACCCGAATCGAAGCCAAGCAGTACATCGAACGTCTCAAGGGAACTGGGTTTAATATGGACGGCGTGCAGTTCAGCATGCAACTCGCCACTCCACCAGCGGCTCACTGGACAGCATGCCAGCTAGACATGATGTTAGGAGAGTGAGTTGAACTACAAAGTTACCAAGCACCCACGACACAAGGTGGGTGAAAAGATTATCTGTTACTGGGAACACACGAAAGATGATGTTGCGAAAGCAAAGGAAGCATTTAAGATGGGTGTGTCTGAGGATGCACTGAGTCTATTGCATGAAGTCTTTTGTGTGGGAACACTTGTTCGCAGGAATGATGCTACCATCACCCTGAAGAATGATGAAGGCGAACACACTTTACCTGTGGAAAATATTCTGTGTGTGCAACACGAATAAAATTAACCGCTGCTCAGTGTGACTACGCTGACTCAGCAGGCAAGAGACGCCACGAGTTTAATCGTGACATCGGTGCCAAGGATGCCTACGGTTTTCATGGTGACGGACTCAAGATAAACCTTGAGGGTACACGAGCAGAACTTGCGGTGGCTGTTGCTCTGCAAGTAGAGTGGATTGATTTTAGTGAAGACTATCACAGCATCGTGGCTGATGTCGGTAGCTGCTATCAGGTACGCAGCACCACACATCAGCATGGCAATCTTATCCTGCACCCCAAGGACAGGGATGACCAAGTGTTTATCCTTGTTCGGTCCCATAGATATCCTGACATGGAAATCGGTGGGTGGGTGTATGGGCGGGATGCCAAGCAAAAGAAATACTGGGTGGATGGCAAGTACCATCCATCCTTTTCAGGGAGGGAGTGCTATCTGTACCCTGCCTCTGAATTAAAACCCATGAAAACTTTGCCCCGAGAGGTGAACGATGACGGAAGAGAAAGCTGTAGCGACAGCAGAGAAGCCAACACGTCGCAAGCGAATTACTAACAAGGAACTAGAGCAACGTCTGGATGCTCTAGACGAGCGTGTCTCAGCAGATCTGGAGACAGCGATGAACCTTGCACGCAACACCTCTGAGCAAATAGAGCAGGTGCAGCAGGCTCTGATAAGGGTGACTGGTCAGTGGGATGCCGAGTTAAATACCACACGTCAGGCTATTATGGAAATCGCCGGACGATTAGAGATGATAGCTACTGCTATCGGGACCGTAGTACCGCCATCGCCCCCGACCGCTGAGTGATGTGTGTGTGGGTGCCCTTGATTTGAGGTAAGTCCTTCCTTCCTTATCGGGGGCACCCTTCTTCATTGTAGGTCACGCCAATTATTGAAACGAGGACAATATGCTTTACGGGTATGCAACTATATTTAAGGGGCAGCTGATTAGCGAGAAAGAGTTACAGGTTATTGAGGTAGCCGAGTTGCTCGATGAAAGTTTCGGTGGCCTGTACACAGATTCGTTCAGGGATCACACACCCCCGTGGAGTGAGCGGCCAGCAGGTGCTGTGCTCATGTCCCGACTTACTCGTGGAGACATGGTCATTGTCCCGGAGTGGAAGGATATGTTCCGGGATGCTGATGAGGTAGGCAAGGGTGCCATACGATTCAAGGAACTAGGCATAGACCTGCACTGCTTACAGATAGATGCAGCACCACGATCACCTGAGTATCAAGAGAAGGTGGAAGCGTTAGAACAGATGGCCACTATTCGCAGCCATTATGGCGGCCTGATGCGTAGACTATCTGTTGAGGAAGCAAGGCGAACGGGTGGTATCATCTCGGCACACCCACCATTGGGATGGATGCATAAGGATGGTAAGTGTTTACCATGCCGTGAAGAGATCAAGCAGTGCAATGAGATATATGAACACATCAACAAAGAGGGCCTGACTATTCAGGCAGCGTACCGTATTGCAGTAGCAGAGCAGTGGACACGTAAGTCTAATGGACGCAAGATAGGCAAGAAGACAATACCACGTATCATTAAGGCAGTGGAGGAAGGGTTTCCTGATCGGTCAGGACGCAAGCCTGAAGGCTTTAATGTCGTCAACCGTACACGACAACACGACTCGTTTATGAACACGTAACTGAGGTACAATAAAATGGGACGTTTAAAGAGACAGCGTCGTGAGCAGGACGCTAGTCAACCGACCGAAGCACCCTCGCCTAAAGAGAATCAGCAAGAGAACAAGCAAGAGGTTAGAGTAGAGAAGAAGTCGAGCCGATATTCCTTTAAGGTTGACCATACCAATGCTAAGGCTATGCTTCAGCAGGCGAAGGCCAACAAATGGAAGTGGCTTAGCATACTTATTGGCGCCGCTATCGCAGCATACATGGCATTCAAGTCCAAGATCTTCGGAGGTTAAGATGGAATACTTAAAAAGTTTACTCGGTGATTTCCTGAACGCACTCAAGTCTAAGCGTGTGGTTACTACCATCGCAGGTGGGGTGCTCACAATACTTGCAGCCAAGTATGAATGGATTCCTGCTGACAGGATTGACGACATTGCCACATTCATTGCCGCACTAGTGGTGGGAGACTCGCTACGGGCAACGAATCCAGATAAGATAACACAGGACGAATAATGAAATCGCTTCTGGTGGCAATGGCTCCATCCCTATTCGCTGCGTCTGACGCAATAACGAACTTTGACTGGGGAACCGTGTCGGCCACTGGCCTGCTTGGCTGGTACTTGTGGTACACAACTAAGGTGGTCATGCCGAAACACCAAGAGCAAATCACCACAATGCAGGACAAGTGTGCCGGTGAGTTACGTTCACAGCGTGACCACTACGAAACGCTGCTGGAAGAGCAGCAGAGTCAGCACGCTACACGGCACAAGGAAATACTCGATGCCCTCAAGCGTATTGCCGAACCACTTGACACATAGTACCGTTAGCGGTAACATTGCAGATATGACAAAGAGAACACTTGAAGACCTGATGACAGTGCAGGAAGCCGCTGATGCATTAGGCTTGACCGTTGGACGGATCAGGCAAATGCTGAGAGCAGAAGTCATCAGGGGATTTAAGATGGGTCCACGTATGTGGGTTATACCAAAAGAAGAGGTTATTAATGCACCATCTCGACGCAGAGGAAGGCTACGAGAGGAATCGAATGCTAGTCCTGACAAGGAAGGTTAACGAAACTGTCATCATTGGAGATGACATACAGATTACCATAGCGCAGATCCTACCTGACAGGGTACGGATCGGGATTCACGCACCGGAGAACGTAGCCGTTCATCGCAAAGAGGTGGCAGAAAAGATTGCATCTCAATTAGATGATGATGAGCATACTACGTAGTGAATTCTCGATAGACCCTATCGAGGCGGAGAAAGCAGGCAAGCGTATAGCTGCTATGCTGATGCGTGGCAACTTCGAGGCAGCACATAGAATAATTTCTATGGTAGAGTTTACTGTACAGGACAAGGCAAACAGTCAGCTGTTTGACGTGCCGCTGGCACAGTCAGAACTGCCAATAAGAACATTGAACCTGCTTGAAAGGCATGGAGTCATAACCTTTGGTGACCTGTCGGATAAGGGAGAGGAATGGATTCTCTCTTTAACTAACGCCGGTGAGGGAACGCTCGAATCAATCAGGGATGTTCTACATTACGAGTTGATGCGGCGCAAGAAGTAATGGGCACATGGACCAGTCGCAGCGAGGTCCTATGCGTTATTTCTTTGAATACTACGATTCGTTTGACGACAACGGAGACTACGTCCACCGGATTGTCACTTACTTTAAGCAAGGGGAACATTACGCATATGTGTTCACGCCGGACACAGCATTTGCATGCATGACGCAGATCTTTTCGCATGCCATGGACAAGGACCTTAACCTGACGGTTAAAGAGGCCGAGGCAATATCAATTGTTATGGAGGAATTAATAGATGACGAAGACTTTATTGGTGGATTGTGACAGCCCCACCTACTTTGAGATGCCAGAGGTATCTAACAGCGCCATGAATACCTTTCGGGGTGAGGGGTCATGGTCTTACTACCACAAGCATGTGCTGCGTGATGTGGATTCCGGCATCAGTTCTGATGCACTACGCAAAGGCTCAGCCTTTCATGCGTACATGGAGTTCTTCCATACCGCAGATGATGACAGTGACATCGACCACTTCATCACAGTGATACCTGAAGAGATAGATGGTGAGCCTCTCAACATGAGAAAGAAGGCACACCGAGAGTATGTGGCTACCTATAAAGAACAGCCACAACCATGGGTGACACATGAGGAATTTATGGGGCTGGGCCAGATGGTCGCAGCAATTCATGACAACCCACTAGCCTTTGGCTTGCTTGCCAAGAGGGGACAGTCCGAAATAGTAGCAACTAATAGCATCGCAGGGGTAGACTGCAAAGCTAAGGCAGACCTGTACTACCCTGACGATGGTGTCATCATTGACTTCAAGACTACCCGCGTCCATGACCCTGAGCAGTTTGCAAGGGAGTCGGTATACAAGTATGGGTATCACCATCAGGCAGCACACTACCTCGATGTGTTTGAGGCACAGAAGTTTTATATCATTGCAACTAGAAACAGTGAGCCGTTCGAGGCTCAGGTGTTTGAATTCAGTAAGGAGGTGCTCAACACAGCACGACACGAGAACGTATCAGTCCTTAAGAAGATTGCTACGTGCAATACATTTGAAAGCTGGCACACCACAGGGTGGGACAGCGTAACCTTAATCAGCACTGGAGCATAGGGAGAACCACATGCCCACCAAATTACCTGAGGCAGGAAGCAATGCTTACAAAGACCCGATGAGTCTTTGGGAATCTGTATGCACAACCGATCCTGCCATAACTAAGCGTGTGAATCAGCGTGGTGGATTCACAGCGATTGATGCACAGGCTCAACTCAAGGATGCCACTAAGATCTTCGGACCTTATGGTGTGCAGTGGGGCCTGCGTGAACTTAACTTTGAGTACATAACAGATGGTGAAGGCGGTATCGTAGAGGTGGCATTGGCAGCTACATTCTTCTACCCCTATGGTTTCTTCGAGATGAGTAACGACATGCGTTACCGAGCAGGTGATGAATGCCGAAAGAAACTTATCACTGATCTCAGAAGTAAATGCCTATCAACATTAGGATTTAACTCCGATGTCTTTGAAGGTAAGTTTGATGACAATCGGTATGTTCAGAAGGCTACCAAGCAGGCAACACAGAAGTCTGAACTTGATGATAAGTTTGAGCGTGCATCCACTGCCATCCAAGAGGCCACGGATGATGAGCGATTAGCACAGATCATGCAGGGTGTCGAGGCGATTGCATTCGCGGACGAACAGTTGACTGTACTCAAGTCGTTGTATAACAAGGCAATGGAGCGAGTGATCGGTGCAACAACAACTGTTTAATTTTAACACACAGACTAAGCAGCAAGTTCCAGCAGTAGTAAGTCACACCACTCCGTCTGGATTTGTCGAGCGTCCCTACCAACAAGACGCTCGGATTGCTGTGCAGTCTGCTTTTGAAACTGTGGACTCAACCATTATCGAGATGGCTACTGGTCTGGGTAAGACGGAGATCTTTACCCAGCTAATGAACCAATGGGAACACGGAAGGTGCCTCGTCATTGCACCACAAATAACCCTTGTATCTCAAGCGGCGAAGAAGATACAGAAGCGAACCGGTATTCTCCCCGGGATTGAGCAGGCCCATAACTGGTCTGATGAAACTCCATGGGGGCGTAGTAAGTTTGTCGTGGCCAGTAAGGACACACTCTCACGTGGACGCTACGAACGTATTCGGGACGTTGGGTTAGTTGTGGTGGACGAGTGCCACCTCTCCATTACACGTACTTGGCAGAAGATGCTAAGTCATTTCCTTGCCGATGGTGCTAAGGTGCTGGGTGTTACTGCTACAGCCAAGCGACACGACAAGAGAAGTATGCAGAATCTATACCAAGGATGTGCTTTTCAGTACGGCATACGCCATGGTGTAGATGACGGCTGGCTCGTCCCCGCCGAGACTAGTTGCATACAACTTGAGTCGCTTGACTTGTCCCGTGTAAGTACAGTCGGCACCACCATGGGCAGGGATTTTAATCTAAAGGAACTCAACACCCTGCTTGAACGGTACGATACTATCTATGAGATAGCTGACGTGACTGCCAAGGAGACACGGGGGTTGAAGACAGCGATCTATTGTTCCAGTGTTGAAGAGGCTCGGATGGTGTCAGAGCGGCTGAGTGACAGCTATGGGATTCATTCAGCATGGATCTGCTCCGATACATCAAGGCTACCTGTGGAAGAAAGACATGCGGCACTCAAGTCGTTCACGGAAGACCCGAACGGTGTCACACATCTGTGCAATGTGGGAATCCTAACAACCGGATGGGACTTCCCTGAACTACAAGCCATTGTCATGGCACGTCCCACTAAGAGCCGTTCCCTGTACACCCAGATCTTTGGACGAGGCACACGTCCACTAGAGGGTGTCGTAGACTTTGCGGGTAGCTGTGCCGAGTCTCGTAAGCAGTCCATCAAGGACAGCAAGAAGCCTCGCTTCAAGATGATTGACCTTGTAGACGGTGCGTTATCACACAAGATAATGACTTCACCAAATGTTATGGAGGGTCACTTCGATATAGATGTGATCGAACGTGCTAAAGAGATCCTTGAGGATCAGACCGAGGACCTTGATGAAGCACTGGCGGAAGCTGGGAGACAGGTTCGTGAAGAGCAGATGCAGAAGGATCGGGAGGAGCAGGCACGCATAAGGGCTGAGGCACAGTACCGCAAGATGTCTGTCGACCCGTATTCTAAGGGCTTGTTCGACCCTAAGCCGAACAAGAAGAAGCGAGGAGCACGCTTCCCCTTTGGACGCTACAAGGGAACCCTCATCCGTGAAACACCTGACTGGTACTTAATAGGCTGCATGAGTGACAAGCCTAAGGTAACAACGCCTTGGCTCAAGCAAGCCATCCGCAAAGAATTAACAAGGAGAAATCATGACTTCTGATACAGAACAAGAAATCTGGTTCATGCTACTTGGGGCAGCACTAGCCAGCAAGGATGCACGTGAACGCATCTTCAAGTCACTAGAACCACACGATGCCCCTAGCCCACCAATGCAGAATGTATTTGCCTGCCTACAGCATGATGACCACGACAAGATACACGAATGCTTTCTGGATCTTGGATTCCGCACCTCGCCCAGAGGTTCTATCCTCGGGCAGCTAGTAGACCGACTAAGAGATCACATCTTCCAATCAAGCGTTAAGAAGAAAATGTTCCTTCTGTCCCATTCCACAGGAATCGACAAGAGGCACATGAAAGAAACTCTAAAGAAAATACTTGACGATTTGGAGGATTCAGAGGATGATGATGCAGAGGGTAACTGACGATAACGGTAATTCTCACTGGTTATTCTTTGGGGATAACATGGATGTTCCGCTGATGATGGTCAGCAATCAACAGATGGCACGATTAATGGAGGCTGTGCTAGAGGATGAGGACCTACAAGAAGACGAGACTGAGGAGGATAGTTGATGGCGACACGATAGATGTCGTTGTCGATCTAGGCTTCAGGGTTACTACGGAAGTGCGTGTACGCCTGATAGGTGTTGATACCCCTGAGCGTGGAGAAGATGGATACCATGATGCGATTGGTATCCTGCATGACCTGATGTTCAAGATATGCGACGAGGATGGTTGCTTCGTAATGTCCACTGCCAAGACTGGTAAATACGGACGATGGCTTGCCCACATCGACGGAGTGACAGATGAACTGGGTGAGAGATGGCCATACCCCAAGGAGAAGTAATGCCGGAAGAACGCAACAAGGGGTGCAACCACTACCAGAAGAATGCTATTCAACCATGGGATATCATAGACGCATACCAATTAGACTTCTACGCAGGCAATGTAATCAAGTACCTGCTTCGCAATGCACCCGGAAACAATGCACCCAAGCACCGGGTTGATGAGTACATCCTTGAAGACCTACAGAAAGCACAGCACTATCTTGCTAAAATGATAGAAGACAGAGCAGGGTCTCAAGGAGGGTGCGATGAAGAAGTTTAAGATGCAGGCAAAGAAATGTCCGCGATGCAAAGATGACCTTACCTTCATTGATTGTATCGACGGGTTACTTGTAGATGGATCAAGGAGGAGATACTCTCGGTTTAAATGCCAGTGTTCCCCATCCCTAGCCATTAGTGTGGAACGAATTCTAGTGCAGCCCAGAAAGAAACATGAGTAAGAATTGTAGCATCTGCCAATATCCAATACAGATGGAATCAGATGAAGAATATATTCTAGGGAATTTCGGAATCATTCCCGTCCTGTTCTGTCGTGACTGTTATGTTTCGATGGAAGACATGGTGCATAAGATATGCCCGTGTCCACACTGTGAAAGATATGCTGACGAAGAAGATGCAGAGGAATCTATGGGCGAGTGAGTTCGAGTTCTGCTGGGTATGCGGTGGCAAAGACTATCAAGGGTGGCCACTTGAAACCCATGAGATAGAACGCAGAAGTCATGCCCCTAAAACATGTATGCATGAGTGTAATTATTTTCGCACCTGTAAGAAATGCCACATGGATGACCTCGCTGCCATGCCACATGCACAACAATTAGCGTACAAGAAGGAGTATGACCCGGAGCGTTTTGATCTGGAGCAATGGTTGCGACTGCGTGACCCGGAACTAAGAGCACCCAACCGGGTGACCACGGAGGAGGTAGACGAATGGAGTCGAAAGCTATTTCCATAACACTCAAGTATCCACCGAGTGTTAATACTTACTGGCGAAGCATAGGGCGTGGACGTGTTATCATCTCCCGTAAGGGTAGAGAGTACAGATTGCGTGTCATTGAAGATGTCTTAGCTGAAGGAACGCCTACCCTTAGCGGTAGGTTAAAGGTTAAAATAGAGGCTTACATGCCTGACAAGCGCAGGCGGGACCTCGACAATATAACTAAGGCATTGCTGGACGCACTGTCCCATGCCAACATGTTTGAGGATGACGAGCAGATAGATGACCTGCACCTGATACGGATGGGTGTAGAGAAGCCCGGTCGTGTGGAAGTTACCGTAGAGGAAATCGAAGATGGAGATACTGATTAAGGTTGGTGACTCGGGGTCACCCACTGGATATAAAGATGGCGATATCGTCGAGGCGTTTAGTACAGATCGTATTCTGAAAACTAATGCCGAAACCATATGCTCGTCAACTGATCGCCAGTGGGATGATGTATCGGGACTCAACACAAGCGGCACGATTCACGAAGCCCGTTTGATTATTTCCTCAGAGTATAAGTTCGTCCGCACTGGTAACAATGTAGAGAGAACTAATCTTATTACCGGAGAGGTTACTGTCCACAACAAGACAACCGATGAACGCATAGATGTAGATGAGTACTTAAGACGACGACTCAGATCCGCTAGCCATAATATATTTGGCGGTACAGGTTCAGAGCATTGGTATGGTGGGTCTGTCAATTATGATGCACAAACTCTATGGGATGAGATTGAAAGCCTGTCTGACAACCTCAGACTGAATCATAAGCATTGGCCACTCTCGATAGCAGAGCAGACATTTTTCTTGCCCATCTCATGTTGTGGGCATAATGGTCATGAGGATGATATCTCTAATCCAACCGCTAAACTGCGAACACACTCTGTCGATGAAGATAACGGCACACCTGAACCCATACCAATAGCCCGCAGAGAATGGATGGTTCCTTACTGGGACTTGGCATCAGATCTTGGTGTCAATGTTGACGAGGTAAGAAACTCTGGAATGACTGTTGATGCACGCCTAGATTCTGGCAGTCCGCACCTTGATGACATTGAAGTTAATAAAGTAACAGGTGGTCTAATCTAATGGCAACTGTAACAACTAGTATTGGTACTAATACAAGCATCGACACTGAAACACCTAGCAGTGGCTCAGGCTCCAATCCATACACAGTAGCATTTGGCACAGACCCAAGTGGTGTTAGCGTTGGCGACTCCGTGCATTTCGACAATGGGATGGGCACTGTATATGTATATCTAGTTACGGGCATATCTGGCAGTGACTACACGCTCAAGTGGATATCGGGTGGGATGGGTGCAACAAACCCATATGGCATTACAGACATGTCATATAGCCAAGCAGCGGGCGTGTTCAAACGCACTTACAGCACTATCAGTGCATGGGAGAGCGACCTAGATAATACGAGTTATTACTCATCAAGCGATCATGCTGTCGGTGAGGCTTACGACGACTCCGTTTTTGATGAATATATAGTCATCGACAGCGGAGGCACGGTTGGCCTATCGTCAGTCAAATTGACCGTGCCTGAATCTGAGCGACATGATGGTACAGCAGGCACGGGTTCGAGGGTTGCATACACGGGCAGCCAAAGCAGTTCATTTAGAATCCGTCGGAGTCAGTGTACCGTGGAATGGATTGAACTGGATCTCACTGGCTGCGGATCAGCGGTTTCGGCTGGCTTAAACCTTGGATCAAATTCAACCCAAGACGTTTATGCTACAAATAATATCATTCATGGCATAACGACTCAGAGCACCCACATCCATGGGATCTATGTCTGGGGAACAGGTGATTCGTCAAACACTCGGCATGTGATGAATAATCTGGTCTACAACATAGACAACTCATCCACCTCGAAAGACGCTTCGGGCATAACCATAGCGTCCGGAAACTGGGGCGTATATCTGTACAACAATACGGTCTACAACGTAATAGTAGACGGAGGCGATACAGCCCACGGTATCTCAGTTAACGATACAGACTCGTTCCTTAAAAATAACATATCAGCTAGAGCGTCAGATGACTGCTTTGGAGAATCTGAATTTTCTGGATCTACCCATGACTACAACCTCAGCACCGACGCGACTGCAACCGGAACAAACTCTGTCACTGGAGAAGCATACGGAGACCTGTTCGTTAATGATACGGCAGGTAGTGAAGACCTTCACTTGAAGGCAGGTGCCGATGCCATCGGGGCCGGAACAGACTTAGGAACATCGCCAACTAATGTTAATATAGATATTGACGGACGTGATCGTGATTCATCTGGTGACACGTGGGACATTGGAGCCGATCAAACAGCGTCAGCCTCAGTGAGCGTACCGATAGCCATCTTTTTCACAGGAATGAGTACATAATGGCAACTAGAAACGTAGAAATGACAATTACCTATCTCGGATGGGATACCTCTGCTAATGCAGGCAAGACCGGGGATGTAGGAAATCATACGCTGCGATGGGTTAAAGATGGTACATCTTCTGCACCCACCAATAGCGCCGCTGAGGTTGATGCTACAAATGCACCCGGCATATATAAGATCACAATGACAGCCACTGAAACAGACGCCAATATTGGTGTACTGTGTGGCAAAAGCAGCACTGCCAATATAAGTATTGTTCCAATCACACTACAGTTTGAGAGACTACCCGACGCTGATCCCGCTGCTAATGGTGGACTCCCAACAGTGGATGCCAGTAATCATGTGAATGGTGTACAAGATACACTGAGTGTCAATGTTACGACCATTGAAGGTTCTGACGCAACGGATCAAATTAATGCAGCATGTGACACTGCACTTTCTGATTACGATGCTCCAACCAAAGCAGAACTAGATTCAGCCTTTACGGAAATCAAAGGTGGCACTTGGTCCTCATCTACCGATACGCTAGAAGCTATCAGAAATAGAGGTGATGCGGCATGGATAACTGCTAGCCCACCAACAGCAGCAGCCATCGCTGATGCCGTATGGGACGAAGCAACTAGTGGTCATACATCATCAGGAACATTTGGTGAGCAAGTTAAAACAGACATTGATGATATTCTTGCTGACACAGCAGAGATAGGTTCAGCGGGTGCTGGACTTACCGCAGTCCCGTGGAATAGTGCATGGGATGCTGAAGTGCAAAGCGAGTGCAATGATGCACTTGTGGCGATAGGGTTAGATCACCTTGTAAGCGCATCGGTAGCAGGGTCTGACGTTGTGGATGACTCAATCATTGCTAAGCTAGTCAGTAAAGAAAGTACGGCAGACTGGGATGACTTCGCTAACACAACGGACAGCCTGCAAGCTATCAGGGATCGAGGAGATACATCATGGACAACCGGCGGTGGCGGAGGAAGCTGCCCATCGGCTGCGGATATTGCCGATGCTGTATGGGACGAAGCTACGTCTGGGCATACTAGCAGTGGTTCGTATGGTAAGGCATTGTCTGATATCCTTACGGACACAGCTGTTATCGGTGCAGCAGGAGCCGGTCTCACTGCGGTCCCATGGAATAGTTCGTGGGATGCGGAGGTACAAAGCGAGTGTAATGATGCTTTAGTTGCTCTCGGTCTTGATCACCTTATCAGTGCATCAGTAGCTGGTAGCGATGTGGTTGATGACTCAATCATTGCCAAGTTGGTTAGCAAGGAAAGCACAGCTGATTGGGATGACTTTGTAAACACGACTGATAGCCTTCAGGCCCTTAGAGATAGGGGTGACGCATCATGGATAACCGGCGGAGGTGGAAGTGCTGCTGACATTGCGGATGCAGTCTGGAACGAAGCTGCCGGAGATCACACCAGTTCAGGATCGTTCGGCAAGTATGTCGCAGACATCCTGACAGATACAGCGGTCATCGGAGCCAATGGTGCTGGCCTGTCAGCGATACCGTGGAACAGTGCTTGGGACACAGAAGTTGAGAGCGAAGTCAATGACGCACTTGTGGCTTATGATCCCCCGACTAAAGCTGAGATGGATGGCATGTGGACATCAACACAGACAGAGAGTTACGCAGCGGATGGCGCAGAGGCAACACCTGCACAGCTGCTATACATGATCCTTTGTGCAGTCAGCGAGTTCTCGATATCTGGCACGACGATCACTGGCAAGGAGGTAGACGGCAGCACGACTGCTATGACTTGGACAATCAATGATGCAACCAGTCCAACCAGTAGAACAAGGGCTACCTAATGGCGATAAAAGATTTAATTGGACCTAGCTTTGTTGGCACCGAGACTATTGAGTTTATTGTTACTCGTGGACTCGGTGTATCCGATGTATTAGCAACTGACCCAACATATATAGCATCACACCGATATGACTTTAGCTACGATCAGTACATCATTACACAGAATGATGAAGGTACATTAAAGCTAAACAAGGGTTATACATACGCCGATCCAGTTACACCGGGTGCAACCGATGTCATTGGTAGCATGAGCCTAGAGCAAGGGGCGACCGATAGCGTCATTCACCAACTCGGAGACGGGTCTCTGAAGGTATCGAAGGGAACCTCCTGATGACCGAGGTGACTGAGGAGCCGCCGCTGGTGGAGTTTGAATTCCTTCTTCTTCTTTGGCTCTCTGACGACTGGCCTTAGAGGCTTCACTCTGAAGCTGTTTATACAGTGCATACAGTGCCTGCTCTTCTTCACTCATGGTAGCCAGTACATCATCTGGAATATAGATATGAGTGAATGAACGGACGTTTGGATTCTCACGCAACTGCGCCTCAATGGACTCTTGTTGTAGTCGATATTTAATTCTATCCAGATCTACATCTTTGATTCTTATACCTGTTGTGGCTGGCAGTAATCGTGCAGCTAGATTCAGAAGACTACCCTGCTCTCCTGATATCGGACGGTTCGGATCGGTTAATGTTCTGAGTGTAGAAACAGCACGACCATACCCCGGTATTCGCTGCAACAATACCTCGGATAGTGGCCCCGGCGTAGAAGGCAACGACTCGCTGCCTGTCACCTGCTGAATCAACTTGGCTGTTGGCGGTGTTAACTCTGACAAAGGACGGCCAGCGAATAAAGAATATCCTGTAGCTGCCTCAGCAAGCATTTGCCCTAATGGATGACCACGGCCTAGTATGCCACGTACTGTGCCACCGGCAGTTGACATAGGTGTCGCTCCGGGTTTAATCAAACTAAGAACATCTTCAGCACCACCCATGAACCCACCGAGTCCTGTCAGGTATCTCTGCTTCCCTCCTTCTCCCTCGCCAAACGGTAACGCCAGCGTGTTTGCCAACCACTCCGGCTCAGGTCTATCAGGGTCTCTCGATCTAGATTTTGCTCTACCGAGATGTCGCACAGCCTGACTCATGGGACTACGGAAGTCTAGCAAGTTACCATACACAAACGGTATCTGTCGCCGTGTAAATGTGTAGAACGGAATCAGACGACGCATCCACCGGCGTTCAAAGTCTGACAAGGCTTGATAGTCTACCTGTGCCATCTTTACTTTTCTAGCCGCTTCTACTACCTCATCACCCTGAGAGAGGAATGCGATGAAAGGTGATATACGAGCATAGTTTTCTACCTCGTTACCAAGTTCACGCATCTGGTGCACCTTACGCTGCCCCCACTTACGCTCATCCCCGGGATGCCTTGGCTGACCTGTCTCTCTCCATCGCTGCTTAAACGGCACAGCGCCCGGTATGTCGTACTGCGGGAACACAGATCTCGGATCACCACGTTGTATCTGGCTGATCAGTTCTTCACGATACTGTCCGCCACCTGCTATTCGGTTTGCTCGGATCTGCTGTCTAATCCAGTCAGTTACATATGCATCATCTATGATACGCCCATACTCGTCAGCCTGACCGATACGATTTTTAAACCGGGGTATCTCCTTAGCAATTCCCTTTATGGCACCACCCGTGAGAAGCTGACGTGCCATGCGGTATGGCTTCAGAAATGCTTTGATCGGGTTGTGCTCGTTAGCCATCTTGGCACCAGCATAGAAGTTATTCACTGCTGCTGATATCGCATTACGCATATGGAACGCAGGCCACGGGGTCGTAAAAGATGTTTTGAAGAAGTCAGTTAAGACATCCAACTTCTCAGCTAAATCAGAAACCGCCTTGGGGTTAGTAATAATTTCCATGTACCCATCAAGGCTCTGCCCCAACTCTCTTGGCACAGTCATCTGTCTGAGCGCATCATCAAGCTGATCCTCAAACATTTTGAAGTTAAAGCCTGCTTTGTTACGCAACTTATCAATCGACCTACCAATGTTCTCTGACCGCACGAGACTATTGATAATGTTTCCGTTAAGGTAGTTCTTCTCAAATCTGCTTGGATTTGCCTTTGCGGTTGCTGTTATCGCTTCTAATAACACATTCTTTTTGCCACCACGCACCAT